CACCCATCCTTTTTCATTTACATTCCATCCCCACTTCTGTATATGCTCTTGAGTTAAACCCTCTACAGTATTTACTCTAGGAACTCTAACCATATCAACATCGTTAGTCTTCAGCATTTCAGGTAGGTTTTCAATTAAATTGATATGTGGAATCTCATCAGCATCTATCTGAAAGATATAATCTCCTGTACAGTGTGATGTCAGTAAATTTTTCCAATCGGCAAAGTGTCCTTTAAAAAAATCACTTCTTAATTGTACTTGTGTTTTAATTGTATCTAGGTAGTTGAGTACTTCTTGAGTGCCTCCACTTTGGTCGTATAGTATTACTATCTCGTCTTCTCTTCGTTTGTTGGAAAGGAGGAAGTTGACTAGTCTTTTCACTTCCTCCAATTCATTACAAACTGTTATTGCATAACTTATTTTCATCTTATTAAGATATGAAATTTATTCTGCAGAAGCAACTTCTATATCAAAAAAGTCAATACGGTCTAATGCTTCCATAAAATCTTTTTGATTAAAGTACTGGATGTTTTTCATATCCATCTTATGGGTTTGTTCTTCTGGGAATTTGTCTTTCTCTTCTGCTAGGATTTCTACAGACTGTACTGCAGCCCATCTCCAATTTTCTTTGGATGTTCCATCTAAGAATACCATTCCTTTATTTGGAAGAGTAACTGTTGCTGGAAACCATACTTTATTGTCTGCTCCTGTGAACATAAGATCTTTAAAGAGTTCCGGAGATGTTTCTAATGTTTCAGTTAATAGTTTACTGTTTACTTCCATTAGAGTACTAGTGGTAAATCCGCAACCAAAGCAGAAGCTTGTTGTTACTTCTTCACTAACCTGCTGTTCATATCAAGCATTTCCTCCACAACGTGGACAATCTATCATCTTTTCCATTACTATAGTTTTTGTAATTTTGGTAGTTCTACTTTTTTAAGTTGTGGTAACTCTATCTGCCTAGCTTGGGGTGCTCCTACCTTCTTAAGTTGCGGTAGTTTTAACTGCATCTGTTTAGGGAACTCAGGAATAGACTGTGTAAGAATGGTATTTAACGTATCTCTCATACTTTCATATGAAAACTGTGTTCTACTCTTATGGCCCTGTCTCTTAGCTAAAGTTTTCCACTTTTCGTAATTATCATAAACATCTTTATAGGCTCTTCCTACTTCAATTGGATCAACACTAAACCATGAACTCTCTCTCAAGATCATTTTATCAACTGATGCTGAAGGATGTACTTGTGTTAGATTTCCTCCTATGTACTTAACAAATTCTCTATCTAAGAAGTCAATGTGTCCTGACCAGGCTGATGTTATAATTGGCTTATTTACTAAACTAAATTCTAATAACGGTCTTCCAAATCCTTCCCCTTTGGTAAGGGAAACCATTGCTTTTATTTTACCGTGATTGTATAATTCGTTTACCTCAGCATCTGTCATCTCTCCATGAAGTACATATATGTTTGGTAAATCTCCTTTTACTGTTTTTCTTATTATATCAATCTTATCCAGTACAGCTTCTCTATCCATAATAGATGTCCCTGAACCTGCTTGTACTTTTAATACTAAGGCTGGTCTTTTTACTTTAGGCTTATTCTTAAACGTTTCTAAGAAAGACTTAATTGTATATCCAATATTCTTTCTATCCTCTCCTACTGCTCCCGGTAACCAATGTCCTACTGTTAGGAAACAGAATTGTTCATCAATCTCATCTAGATCTAATTTAACTGGAAGAGCTAAGGGTGTATATTTTCTTATATCAGCTCCTTCAAATAAAACCTCTACTCTACTCTTTAAGCTTATCTCTCCTACTACTTGTTTATTACTATCTTGTTTAGTAAATTTACTTTCTTGAAACACTTTCTTAGCGTGCTCAGAAGATACTATTACTAAGTCCATATTATTACATCCTTCAATCCATGAAGCATCGCAAATGGTGGTTTCAATTCCTGCTGTTACTCCAATGTTATATTTACCAACCTTTTGGAATTCATTCGGTACAGTAATTTGAATCCAGACATCTGGCTGTTGGTTCAATCCTGTAACTATTCTAGATGCTAGAGATTCGTTTTGATGATCTTTTAAATATCCAAATCTTGTATTGCCCCATCTCTGAGACATTATTCTTACTTCGTATTTATCTAGGTCAATAATTGATTGTACGAAATCTCTTGCTCTTGCTCCGTATCCTGAGTAGGTGTCAATTGGGCAACTTACTACTAATGTGGGTTTGCTCATAACTAGTATATTAATTTATGTGTGATATATTTTTTTGGTCTGTCAGCTACTTTATATAGGTCGTATCTTGATCTTGGTACAAACTTTTCAAATGTTTCATCCATTGCTTCAATAATGTTTTCACACATCTGTCTTGCTGACATTCCTGATTCGTCTGATGTTACCCATTCCCTAGCTAATAAACCTCTTCTTGTTCTTTCTTCTTTACCCATGTTATAGACTTCTAATAAAGCATTAGCTACGTCTTCTGGTTTACATCTATCATCAAAGATATAAGGAGTTGGAACTGAGCCAACCATTGAAATGTTTGAAGGAAATACAGGGATTGCCCACTCTCCACACTCCTTATATGTTCCTCTATGATTTGAAGGGAAGTCTGGGGTGAGGTCAATCCACTTACCATTTTCATCTGTAAATCTCATTTGATCTTGCATACCTCCTGTTACGTTGGCAATAATCATTTTACCTGCCATCATAGTTTCAGTTAGAGATAATCCCCATCCTTCATTTGAAGTGATAAGCATTCCTACGTCTGCTATATTATAAAGTAAGTTCATTTGTGCAGTATCTAATCTCTCTTGTGAGAAGAATACATTTACATAACTGTCATCACAAATTGCTTCTCTTACTGCATTAAGGTCTGTACCATTTTCATCTACAGCTTGTGTGTGCATTACTAAGGCACATTTCTTAGCTTTCTCCTCTCCAATTAAATCACAGAACATTCTATAAGATAGAATTACGTCTCCTGGAGATTTTCTTCTAATGTTTCTAGAGTTGAAGAATGCTACGAATTCAATGTCTTTTCCTTGAAATAAGTCTTTCTTAAATTCACCTAACACTTATAATTGTTCTACTGAGGTCATAGGAAAGAAATACTTTTCATTTATTCCATGAGGAATGTATTTAATAATTTTATCTTTAGCTTTTTCTCCTAAAACTATTTCATTAATATTTTTAGTTTGTTTTGAGATTGCCATTAGTAAATCACATGACTCGTAGTACGGTTTGTTGTAAAGCGGTGCTGGATAATCATCCCAAATGTTTAGGTAGTAGATTGGAATTGAATTTCTAATCTCTCTTTCGATTTCAAATAACCAAGTCCAGTATCTTGGATCTGTAAAAATGAAAATTGCATCTGGCTGTTCCTGGCTAATTAGTCCTCTAATCTGCATTGCATCTCCGTAACCGTTATTAGGAAGTACTTTTACATCCGAATCTTCTAACCCTGCTATTTTATTTACCTCTGCTGAGATATCAAAACCTTTTCCTGCTTCAGGATGATTAAGAGCCGCTCCTAGATTAATCCAATTAAAGTGTTGAGATGTTCCAATAACAATCTCTCTGGCCATAGTTGCGATACCGGAATGCATCCTAATATCATCGCATAACAGAAGAATCTTTTTACGATCCTCTTTCTTAACATAACGAAATTTTTCTTTCATGTAACTATTTTAATTTAATATTTGTTTGTGTGTGAAGCTTTTGTTTAAAGCTATCTTCTGTAAGATATAAAAAAATTGCTCTGTCTACAAGCTTTTGTAGAGAAAATTTATGCCTTACGCATTGTTCTTTGAATTCCTGTAGAAGATCCTCTTCTACTTTAACTGATGTTAATTTTTTGCTAGTGTTAATCATTTCTATAGTTTATAATTTATATACATATATAAATATACCCTTATCCTAAAACACCTGCATGACAGTGCTCTGTTCCTTTAAACTCGCAAAACATACAGTTTGATCTTGAAGGAGTCTTATCATACTCTTTATCAATATACTGACCATGACTATCAAAGGCATCGTTAATAAATTTTGTAAGAGCAGTTGTTGCTTGACCTCTTTTGATCTTTCCTGAAGGAGGTACAAACTCTTGAACTCTTCTTCCCATTGCGGCAAATTCTGTATCTTTAGGAACTTTTCTCTTTACAATAAAGTATTTTACATCTACCTTATCGACATCTATGTCAAATTGTCTTGCCAGGAATTCTTTATAAAGAAGTAACTGTGCTAGCTTTTTATCGTCTTTCTTTGCCCAATCATTCCATCCTGAGGTTGATGTTTTGATATCTAGAATAATATATTTGTCATCTTGGTCGTCATATAGAACAATATCGATATATCCTTTAAAGAATACATTCTCGGCTATTTTATGTATAAGAGGAATTTCTACTCCAACAAGCTTGTAGTACTTGGTACCGAAGTAAACAGAGCGTTTCTTACGAACGTACTCTAGAATTTCAATACCATCATTATGAAACTCAGATAACTCTTGAGAGGTAGAGAAATGTTTCCCATACTTTTCTTTCTCTTGAGCATAAATTGTTTGCATCTTCTCCAGTAAGAGAGTATTCAAATCCATTTCATTTGACTTCTTTACTGTTCCTTCATAGAGTTCTGTTAACCATTCCTGCATCACTTCGTGTACTGCTGTACCAAAGACTGTATGAATGGAAGGCTTGTACTCTTGTAATCCTTTAACATATTTTAATGCCCATTGATGTGGACAAGTATTATATGCCAGGGTTTGACTATACGATATGGATTTGCTGATATTGTAATCTATAACTGGATTACAGAAGTCTCTTATCAGGCTTACCTGCTTAAGAGTTTTCTTTGCCATCTTTTAAGTTTTTGATTTCTCTTTTTAAATACCATAAAGCTTTTTCAAGCTCCTGGACTGTATCATCTTTTTTTCCAGCTCTTGAAATATACTTAATAGTATTTCCTAAACAGAAACCTAACTTCCAGGCTTCAATAACTTTTATGGCTTCGTAGGGATTATCTTTTCCTCCGTAATGGTTTGGGTGGTTTACTAATTCTTTCTTTTGACTTGGTTCGTCAATAGTAAAGATGGCTTCTCTATCATTCATAATAACATTTTTATATAACTATAATATAAGAAAAAAGGCCTGCATAAGCAAGCCTTTCTCTATTTTCTTTTGAAGTAATCTCTCTTCCTCATCCACTCTTGTACTCCGTTACCTAAATCAACTAAGTACTTATTTGGCTGTTTACGTAGTATCCTTCCTGGGGAGTATTTTTTACCTTCCTGCGGTATTTCTTCTTCAACCCTCTCCTCTTCTTTATCTTGTGGTTCTTCTTTTATTTTTTCTAATACCACCTTTATTTCCTCTTCTGGAATTTCTTCAACAAAGTGTTCTTCCTGTTTCTTCTCTACAGCAGTTATTCTACTAAAGGCAAAATTGGCAGCTATAACAAGTGCAATAGCTAGAGGATCAAATACAAATACAATAATAAGAAGTAACCAGTTTATAATTCTATCCATAGAAGT